AACATAAAGTCTTTTGTAGACTCCATCAAGATATACATTCAGAATGTGGACGGAGAAAACTCCCAGTATGAAAAAAGAGAATATGTCATATCTAATGACGATGATGTTTTCAAGGTCATTCTCAATGGCATATTCCCCAATAACGATTAGAACAAAGTCTGCTCTTTAGCGATATGTTTCAAACGGTTCTCGGCAACGCTGTAGAACCGTTTGTCTTTTTCTATACCAACATATATTCGATTGAGCCTTTCAGCAGCAACGGCTGTGGTGCCGGAACCAAGGAAAGGATCGAGAACTGCATCGCCCTCCTTGGTTGTGAGCCTGATGATACGTTCAAATATCTCGGTCGGCTTCTGCGTTGGATGCTCCTTCTTGGTTACAACCCGACTATGGAACACGCGGTTATAAAGCTCGTTCTCGTCAAGATTGTTCAGTGCCGTTCCCTGCTCGTATATGCGGATGATGAACTCAACGTTCTGTGAGAAACGCTTCTTGCTGATGATATTCAGCGGCTTCTCCCAAAGGAGGATGGCAAACTTATATCCGTGACGTTCTGCCCACGCAATATACGCTGCAAGTTGTGCTTCTGCACAGAAAATGAAGGCGTTCATCTTTATCATCAGGCGCGGTATCTGGTCGAGAAAGGTATTTATTTCTTTCTCGCCAAACTTCACACCAATACGACAAAGGTCGCTGTCGTAGTCGTACAACCCCGACTTGGCTATCAGTTTCTTGGAACCTTCCTTATACATCTTACGGCAGTTTGACTTTGTGAAGTTGTAAGGAGGGTCA